ATGTATAATAACCATATGGAACAAAATCGAATTCTTTCCAGGAGCCTGAAATAAATTGATATGATGTATTATTTTGAAATCCATCCTCTATAGATTCTCCAATCCAGTTTATAATTGAATTGGCAGCTGGATTTGTTGGAACATCATCAATATCATCAAAATCTCCGAGGATGTTTCCAATTGCAGCATAATAATATTGGCTATCATTTTTATTAATGTAAGCAATATTAGTTTTATAAGCTTTATATTTTACTGGAACTATGAATCCTCCGGCTGTTACAGTTGTACCTTCATCACAAATAATTGTTATTTTATTTCCATCAATTGAACTTCTAAAGCCTTCAGGCAATTCAAAATCATCAAAATAAAATCCTAATTCTTCATCTACCTGGCGAACATGAACTTCCATTGTCATAGATTGAGCTTTCAAACATATACATTCTTCATTTACAGAAATCGGAAAAAATGTTTGATCATATTCAACGCTTGGTGGCGGTGTTACTTTATTAATCATTTCTTGGATTTCTCCAATTGTGATGTTTGAATCCTGTAATACAAGAATTGGATCAGACCAATCAATTGAAGTAATTGTTACAGTTGGATTCTGATTCGTAAGAGTAACATGTATTTCATACAATGGATTATTATCAGCATCAACTCCAGGCATAGAAGTAGACCATCCAGATAAATCGCCTGTAAGCTCTGAATCACTGAATGAATAAGTTAAATTTGCAGATGGAACTGCCGGAACACCAGAATATCTTTTAAATAATTGTAATGTGTATGATGAATATCCATTTTGCCCCGGAGTGCCTTCAAGACGTTCATACGTTGGAATGTCTTTTGCGGGTCTTGGCGGCTCAGTTATATTAGACTTAAAATCTGGAATTACAGCAGATGTATCATATATTGATTCATTATAATTTTTTAATGTTAATTTATAACCATTTGAATTTGGAGATATTCCTGTAATTTTCATTACATCTGTAATTTTTGAGAATTCACCATTTTCATCCAGCTCACCAAAAGAAATAATATTTCCTAATTCTGGCTTAACTGATTCAGAATTAATTATTGAAGATGTAAAGCGAATTTCTTTTGTGCGTGTTGGATTTGTAGAAATTTTCTTATAAAAAATCTTTTTTCCAGCATCTGTTATAGCCTGAATTATTACGCCATAATGCTTTCCAGATTCCATTGTAATTGTATCTGAAATTTTAATACCTGAAATACCATTAGTTGAATCAGTTATTAATCCTGTAATTACAGATGAGTTTAATCCTATTCTAAAAGTTGTATATTGCAACATTACAGTTGAAAGTAATGGATAATAATCTCCATCTCTTCCGACATCAATAATAATTTCTTTAGGCTGTAATGCCATCCTTTTTAATTGTCTTAAAGCGATTCTGTATGCATGTGTATAAGTAGTAACATAATTCAAATTCAATTCAGAGAATGAATCATCTTGAGTTCTTGCAGAGCCATCTCTTTTTATATAAAAAGTATCAACTTGCCATGAATCTCTATTTGTAAATGTAACTTTTAGCCCATCTGGAATTCTTGTTAAACTTTTAGCGTAAGTTATATCTGTAATATCTTCTGAATTAAACAATGCAACCGGAGTTTCTTCTGCCTGATCATATTTAACTTCTAACTTACCATCAGAATTAATAAATAAAACTGCATCGCATGCTGTAAGCATTTTATTTAATAAATCACTTTTCTTTTCGCCAGCAGTAACAATTCCATCAATGAATAATGTATTTTCGTTACAGTATTTATATAATGCTCCAAAAGAATCTAATTCTAATTCTAAATCTGAATATTTAGAATGTAAATGAACGGGAGATGTCAGAACTTCAAGAACCCATGCAGCTAAATTGCGAGTAGGGGACTTTGAAGAGCTCCATGAGGTACCATTCCAGGTTCTGGCATATCCACAAACTAATGCATGAAATTCCTGTAGAATATTTTCTGTATTTTTATTTGCAATTATTCTCAATCCGATTCTTGTTGTTCGATCTGTTAGCCAATCTTCAACAGCAGCACAATCAATCAGATTTGAATTTGTTGATTGTTCATTGTCATAACAGAAAGATTGATAATAAGCTAAATAAACAGATTCATTTGAATTTGATTCTAATGCAGGAGTTTCTTTAACGATTTTTATTTTAATTGTTTTATTATATGCTTCTGCTGCAGTGAATGTTTTTCTTGCAACAAATCTAATAGTATGATTAGTATTTAATTCAATTTCATTATTTGTTGTTCTGCTAAAAGTAAAGGGCAGCCAATCTGAATCAGTAGGATTATCAACATTAGTCCAATATGGAACAACTTTAATTTTTCGAGTAGTCCATCTTGAATTGTCCGAGTCATAAGCTCTTAAGCCATTCAGCTGAATACAAACTTCGACTGTCTTTGTATAATCAGCAAGAATTCTAATTATTGGCTCTGCATTTTCGCCATAATCATGCTTAACTTCTGAACCATCAGCAGTAGAAATTACTTTATTACCAAAATATGAGGATGTGAATTCAGTTTCATTCTGGCAGATTTCTATTAAATTTTCAGAATCATATAAAACAGATGATGAATCAAATCTGTGTGTTCCTTCTGATATTCCATTAGAATCTTTTAGTATAGAATCAGTTCCAATCAATAATTCCTTAATCTGCTGATTACCAAATCCAAGATTTACTACAACATTATAATATTGCTTAGTTCCATAATCTGTAGAACCGCTTCCATTTTCGATAGAGTAATAGCCATCAGTAATTTTATATGGAGTATGATAAACATCCCCCATTACATATGGCACAGAATTACCAAGTGCAGATTGATTCTGTGCACCTTTAATGAAGGGCAGCTGATTAATTTGAGATGCTAAATTCTGAGCATCGCGCTGAGCTTTCTCCTGTACTGCTTTTGTTTTTGCATCTGTAATTCCACCAATTGCAGAGCCAAGAACAGCACCACCCGCAATAATAGCACCAACACCCAGAATAATACCTACAACTGCAGTTGTAGCGCTTGGAGTCTTTCGCACTAAAAGAATATCATCGGCAGCTACATCATAATCTGCATTTATTCTGTTTCCTGCTTTTAATATAACTGAATGTGAAAAATCAATATTAGGAATTAAATCAGAAAGTTTTCCGCATCCTCTGATTGTTTCATAAGTATTATCTAATGTGTTATAAAGATTGATTGTTCCCATCGTCTATTACCTTGTATATGGCATGAATTTCGTAAGCTTGAATTGGAGATATTCTTACTCCTTGATTCCTAGTCGCATGAATAAAAGTTTTAGAATCAACAATTACACCAATATGAAGCTCATTAAAAAGAGTCATTTCCAGAATATTACCGCGGGCAATTTCATTTGTTTTTTCAACATTTAATAGTGGAAGGAATTTCTGCTCTTGTTCAATTGAATTATCTATATATTGAATATCTTTTAATTTCTTTTTTGTAAGAATGTAGGCCGCTAAAATTCCGCATCCGTAACAGTCAAGGCCGGATAAATCACGACCATGAATTGAATATGGAACACCAATCAAATCTTTTAAAGTCAAAGAATCTATATCAAGCATTTCCAGGATTGTTTGAAGTATCAAAAATATATGGAGGAAATGTCATATCTTTGCGGTCATCAGTACCGAGAGAAAAATTAATTGATCCTGATTTATCGATTGTTACATCTCCATAAAAATGAACATAAGATTTAATTTTTTGTATAGTGCCATCTTCCATGATTGCACCTACAACATCGAGTCGATATCTAAAATCTGATTTTTCTACAAACTCATATAATTCATTTTCTGTTGGAACAGAACTTATTTTTAATGTTCCGCCATTGCCATTTGTATCTGGCATTGTATATGTAAAATCAGCAGGCGCATATTGTTTACTTTCAAACATTAAAGATTGATTATCATTTACAAGGCATATTTCACCAGCTGATGGATGAGTAAATTTAATTAAAAATGGAAGTGTAAAATTTCCGCCACAAAATAATGAATTAAATATTTCTGAATCAGTCATTAAAAGGCCTCCTCAATTTCCATGCTGAATTCATTCTTTAGTTGATTAGTATCTTCCTGTTCAGGTATAGAAACAAACCTATACAACTGTTGTTCACTTCCTAAAGCAGCACAATAAAAAAGTCCAGAAGTTTGGCATAAAGTATTATTAAACCAAGCCCAAAAAGAATTCTGTTCTGATTTTGTCATAGTCAAACATACAGAGATTTTCATAATAGATTTTGAATTGATTTTATGTCCGATAACACGCCCAGAAAGATTTTCAGAAGATTCTATATTTTCTTTTGCTTTTCGTTTACCAGCATAAAATTTAGTATTAACTGCACTTGGCCAATTTACTGCAATCATAATATTTTAACTCCATTTCTATTTGCTTCTGAAAGTTGCATTGAATAATCATATCTGCCATTTTTCATTGAAGTATCTACAAGTTTATCAATTGTAATTTTCAATTGATTAGCATCCCATTTTGCACTTACTTTTGAATCAGTGTTATTTTCGATGTTTACAGGCACATTTACAGCTACAGCCCCGGAAGAATTTCCATTGGCCATTTGCCATAACTGCTTCTGTTGAGCTGCATTTAATATCATTTCTCCAGAGTTAACATTAGCTTGAACATTATCTCCATAATATGATGAACCTGGAACTATACCACCAGTAGCAAATGATGGCGCTTTAGGCTTATTTGCAATTAAAGTTGCAATTTGAGTCATACCGCTGGCAGCAACTATAGCACCAGTTATAATTCCGGCCATTCCACCCTGTGCAATTGCTTTAGATACACCCTGCGCAATATTTGCTGTTGCTGTAAGCAATGAATTTGTATATTCCCAAAGCTGCAATTTATATTCTTTTTGAGCTGCATCTTTATCAATTTGTTCTTTTTTCTTGCAGTACTCTTCATAAGATACAAGCCCATCTGTATATTGTTTATCGAGGGCTGCCTGTTCTTGAGAAGTTTGTAATTCATTAGATTTCCGAATTAAATCAGTCATTTGAAGAGTTATATCGCTGAATTGCGAAACATAACCATTAATAATAGAACACATTTCAGCCGCATCTTCTTTTTGCTTCTGGATAATAGCAGCATCAATATTTGCTTGCGCTTCTTTTAATTTTTCGCGCATTGCAATTTCTTCATCAGTAAGGTTTGCTTTCTGATCTAAATAATCAGCATAATTCTGGAGCATCATCTTCTGAAATTCTAATGTATCATCCTGCTGATTTGCCCATGATTCTATAAGAGCTTTATGCTTGGCGAATTCATCAACTTCTTCAACAGATGCCCCGGAACTGGATGCAGTACTGCTTGAAGTTTTACCGCTTGATTTACTTCCAGCTGCTGCCGCTGCATCTCTTGCTTCAGCTTCTGCCTTAATTCTTGCAAGTTCAGCATCCTGCAATTCTTTTTCAATTTCTCTTCTTATGCCTAATTCTCTATTCAATTCCTGCTGAATAAGAAGCTCATCCTCATTCAAAGAGCCTTTCTGCATTAAATATTTATTGATTGCTTCAAGTGATGCAGTATTTCCTTCTGCCTTGATCATTGTGCGGTAGTTTAACTTTTTAGAGTTCTTATCATTTCCGCCATATTTAGCCTGAGCCCTAATCAAGTTATTTACAGCATCATTATTATGAATGTTTAACTGAGTGAGCATTTCATCCATCTTTTTTACAAAGATGATTCCGGTTTCATAAAATGATCTCCACCAGTTATACCATGCATCAGTTGCCGGCTTTGTGATTTTTCCGATTTCTTCGCGTAAATCTCCAGCCGCATTCTGCATCTGTTCATATGCGCCAGTAGCTTTTGCTGTTTCTTCAGCCATGCCTTTATATTTTTCTGCAACAATATCAACTGCTTCACCATTGCGCAGCTGTTCCGCTGTAAGAGTCTTTACTTCTGCAATTGTATTTCCTAAAGTTCCGCTGATGCCTGAATAAGTCTTATTAAGACTCTTTACAGCTTCTTCAAGAGACATAGCACCGGATGCAGCCACATCAAGGGAAGCGGCCATTATTTTCTGTATTTCATCTTGTTTTCTTCCAGCGGCTGCAAGTTGAGCCATCAAAGGTATAAGAACTTCATCGCCAGTAGTTGATACTGACTGTAAATAAGATGCATATTCTTTAAGCTGTTTTACTGCCTGATTATTAAGGTATGGATTATTTTTTGCAGCAATTTCCAATGATTTTTCTACTTTTAATTGTTCATTGTATGCCTGCGCTGTGTCCTGGATGCCTTTACAGAGTGATTTAAGAGCTTTAACTTCTGCAGAAATAATTGCAGTAAGCCCTAAACCCTTAACAGCTTTTCCGAGTCCCTGAATTTCTTTAGTTGTTTTATTGATCCCTGTTTTTGAGAATTTGTTAAGGTCTGCCTGTACCTTCTTAATTCCAGAAGATGCTTCTGATGAATCAGCCTTAATCTTAATATTTACATTGTTATTTGCCATGGTATAAATAAAGTCAATTTATTCAAACAGGCTATTAAAATATTCTAAATCCTTATCAACAGGCTTTTCTGGCTGATCAAGTTTCCAAACTTCTTTCAGTTCTTTCATCTGCTTTTCATAAGATGATTTATTATTAGGCGTATAACAGCGGTAAGATATAATTTCTGCCAGTTTACAATCATGAATACATGCCAGAAGTGATGAAAACTCATACCAATGAAGCTTTACATTTTCATCAAGCAAATTTATATGATACTGCTCCATAAATGCTGCATAGATGTAATCTGCATCAATATCATAATCAAGAATTGCATCGCTATTGCCGGAACCTGTGGCGCGTGGAACAACTTTAGGCGGATTTGCAAAATCCATTAATTTTATAAATGCTTCCTGCATCTGCTGTGGCATTGGCTTTTCAAAAGGAAACATTACAAGAAAATCAGAAAGTTTAGCATGCATTCTGCAGAAGCGATAAAAGAGAATCCAATATCGGAAATCGGTTTGAATAATAAAAGAACTGCCATCATCCAAATAAATGGAATCCGGCAGCTCTGGTTTGAATAAGTCTAGCATTATGCTGAATAAGCGCCTTCAGTAAAGCTGATTGAACCACTTGATACTGTAACATATCCTTTTTTAGTAGTTCCGCCAAACTTAACATCAAAGTTAAGAACAGAATCAACACCATTCAAATCGTTAATTGAAAGTACACAATCGCTCATCCAAGCTTTGAAATGTGTAGGAGTAGATTCTTCATCAGCTGGTTCTTTGTAGAATACAATACAAATATTTGTATGTGCATCTTCGCCAACGCTTTGATTAAAGAAGCGATCAAATACAAAGTCATAATCATCTTCGCCTTTGTACATGGTCAAATCCTGACTGATTGCAGGTGAATATTTATCCAATTCAGAAGTTGGAGATTCATCTGCAATATAATCGTATTCCTTAAGTTCTGGATTCATTGTCAAATCAAGTGATACTGATTTTTTGATTCTGAACCAAGTAGGAGATGCTTCTCCTGGTGTTTTATCAAGGAATAAACCAATGTGATATTTTTTTACCATATCTGCCATAGTATTAATTCTCCTATAAATTAATATACATGTTCATATAAAAGAGTCAGAGGTATTTCAACAGCTGTCATTTGATTTTCAACTGCGCCGGCATCAATGTAGTATTTTCTAGTGCCAATAGATGAGCCTGTAAAGTTATCATCCAAACTGCAATCTTTATCAATGGAAGTACAAATTAAATCGCAGTAATCAGAAATTCTTTCCAGAAGTGTTTCCTGGTCTGCTCCGCGACACAATACAGTAATTGTTGCACCAAGTTTATAACCCTGACCATCAATAAAATCATTCTCTGAATCGCTTGCATGATCTTCATCATCTGGAAGCAGAGAAATTAATAAGTTTGATTCATAGCGCGAAAGGTCGATAATACCGCACACAATATCACGCTCTGCAGGTTCATCAAGTGAGCCATAATCAAGGCTTAAAAGCCATTCCTTAATTTTCTTAAGTTGTTCTATCATTAATTTCTCCAGAATTTATCAAGTTGTTTATCAACCATTTTTTCTACATCTGGCATATAAGCGCCTGATTCAATCCAAGCTCTGCCAGTTTGAACAAATCCCAATGCTCTTATATGCCAGTTTGCAGCGCGTTTAGTCTTACCTTCATGGCCATAGGAAAGAGTCATTGCTTTAGGGAAAATGGCATTATCTGAGTTTAATGCTTTTGGATAAATATTCGCTTCAGAGCCATCTTTTTTAACTTTGTATCTGTAAGCCTTGGAAAGTTCGCCTGTTTGCTTCTGTGTTCTGGAATTAATAACTGCTTTAATCTGCATTACAGCACCCTTAGCAATAATTCCTACAGTTTGCTTTTTGATTGATGTAAGGCTTTTATTTGTTTCAGCAAGTGCTTCCTGTGCCCCGGAAATATCAGCTTCAACGCTTAAAATCTGATTAGCCATTTAGAATACTCTTTTGAATCCTGCAATCTGTTCTAAGAATCTATCTGCTTTGAAATTATTGAAAACTCTGGAGCCAGTATCTGCAAAGCTTGTAGAACTAACAGCAAGATTTCCGCCGGCAGATTCCCAATACAAAGATGCAATCTGTAATGCAGTAGTTTTAATTAAAGCCGGAACAGTAGAATAGCCTGCTTTATAAGTAATTTCATACTTATGTTCTTTACAGAATAAAGAACCATCTGCGAATTCAATATAATTCTTTGCAGCTGTTTCAAGCTTTGATACATCAACAGATTCTCCATCAATCTTAAAGCTTGTAACAACAGTTACAGGAAATGATTCCAGAACAGCAAGCGAACCATCATCGCCTTTGAATTTAGTTGTATATTCCTGAAGTTCAGGATCATATCCCAGAAAGCCCTTAACACATTCAATAGCAGAATCGCAATAAGTCTGCGGCCTTGTGTCGCCTTCCTTTGGAAATTTCCCCATAAAATCTTCAAGGTCAGTCTGAGATATATAAGCCATTAGAATTCCTCTTCTTCTGTCTTTTCTGGTTTTGATTCACCTTTGAAAGCTTCTGCAAGTCCTTCTGCTTTAAGTTCTTTTACAACTTCTGCAGGAAGTTCTACAACATCGCCCTCATCAAAAGCACCAAAATCAGCGCGAACAAGTCCAAGAATTTTAACTTTTTCTGTCTTTGCTTTTGCTGGTGCTTTAGGTGTAGATTCTAAATCTAACAAATCAGAATTGTTTTTATTTGCCATTTTGCGTACCTCTTAAATAAAGTCAGTTTTCAGAATCCTCATAAATGATTTCCATTCCAAGAGCTTCTGCAATGCTATGCTCAATTTTTGCCCCTCTTGAATCCTTCCAGTTAGGCAACATATAGATAGTGCTGCAGATTAATAAAAGCCTTAAATCCGCCTGAAAATAATCTTTATAAGTTGGATTTTCAACTTCTTTTTCTACTTCTTCAGCGATAGCTTGTGGATTAATAACTACACAATCACCCTGAGCCATTAATTTCATTTCTGCAACTTTAAATTGCTCTTTCCATTGCGGATTATCAGTAATCTTTCCGCTTATATAAATGTATTTCATGCAAAATAAAGTCATGTTAAATAAAAAAGCGCATTGGCGAGTAGGGGAACCAATGCGCAAAAACCTATCCAAAAAAGTAATGAAAGGTTTTATTTTCTTTTGCATCTACATCATTGAACCAAGCCTGAGAAAGCTCTGCATAGAATGTATAATCATTCATTCCATGCTTCCGGCCTACTGAAAAGTAATCTGAGTACATCATATTAAGTACAAGATACCATTCACATTTAGGAATCTTTTCAAAATCAATTCCCATTTTCATTCCTACATCGTTTGTTTCTGCAGGAGTCCATTTTTCGCCTGTGGTACGTTCTGAGCCATCAGTTATTGCCATCTCTTCAACTAAACCCTTTGCAAGTTCTGGAGTAATAACTTCGCCATTCTGCGCCACATAGAATTCAAGTAAATAATCTTTTATGTCCATATTTTAATCCTGATAAAAACCCCTATAATCCCATTAAGGGAAAATAGGGGAAAATAGCGGAAAATTTCCACTATTTTAAGTTGAACTCTTATTGGCAAGGATAAAATCTTCCAAAGTTATTGTCTGTGTTAACTGCGATGCAGCAAAGATTGCGCTGTTAAGTTCGCGATCTTTATCTGCAATTTTAGCCTGCAAATCTGCAATTGTATTCTGATTAATTAAGCCAGTAATACTTGTTTTGAGATCACAGCAGCAATTCTGCATCTGGAATCCAAGGTAAGCGATTGAACTCTGCACACCGTTGAATCCGTTTGTAAGGTTCATGTTCACACCGTTAAACCCATTATTCATTCCAATTGAAATGTTATTTAATGTGTTTACTGTGTTTTGGTTATTAAACCCATCCTGCATTTCTGCTCTTGTGAGTGCTCCCTGCATGGCTGCATTGCCACCGACACCACCAAATCCACCACCAAGGAAGAGAAGGAACAGCAAAAGAATTATAATTCCATTGCCTTCCAGAAATCCCCCTGTTTCATTTGTTCTTGTCATAGCAAGAACATCTGCAGCGCTTAAATCGCCCATGATAAACTCCTTTCCGATGCCAGCTTTTATTTACCGCCACCGAATAATTAATTGATACAGTGCTTTTTATATAATTCAATCAATTCTTCTCTTGTTTTTACATCATTTCTTTTCATAGCGGTTTTTAATCTTCTTCTTATAGTTCTTTCTGAATAACAATTGTAATCAATTTCTTTAATATATTTTCCTTCATAAAGCTGTTTAATAATGTTTTGCTCTTCTTCTGTAAAAATAACAGGCTTTCTGGTGTAATTAGCATAAATAACAATTTCATAAATAACAAAAAGCCAGCTGGCCCTTAATGTGTGAATTAAATATAAATACATCGGTTCATTGTCAAAAGCAAAAGCTATGGCTGTTACAACCAGATAACCAACCATGCAAAAATATTTCATTTTTGGAAATACCATTATGGCAATAAATAAACAAAGAAGCGCGGAAAAATTATTGAAAAGATAAGTTTCTATGCGAGAATTAACCCAAATTAATAAAACTGAACCAATACAAATAAACGCTGCAAATCCTTTTTTTCTCCAAATTAAAATCATCGGTATATAAGCAAAATCAATACCAGCAAGAACAAAATTATTTATAGAAAAGCCTGTAATAAATCCATCATAAATATAAAATAATCCTTGTAACAAAGATAAAATGCAGGTAATTAAAAGAAATTGTTTTTCTTTCTTCTCTGTATACTTCATAAACTCCTCATAAGATATTTATTTATCGGTTTTATTATTCAAATTTGCCATAAAAAAAGCCCGCCCCGGAATTGGAGCGAGCTTTATATTCTAGATTTTATAGAATCTAGCCATTTGATTTAATTTTCAAACGAGAGAATGCTTCAGCATTTGCTGGCTGTCCATCTGCTAAAGTATGAACAAGGAATCCAATCTGATTTTTTGTTGCAAACTTTTCATTAAGAACCTGAATATCAAAGCCTTCCCAAGTAGCAAATTTATAATACTTGCGGAAATTACCAAGTACAGCAACATAAGAACCTGCAGTTTTAGCTGATGGTGCATATTCGCTTTCATGAACTGGTAAACCAAGAAGTTTATCTGGATCACCATCGCGCAACCCTGGTTTCCACAAATACTGGCCATCATTATCTTTAAGCAACATAATATCTAATAAGATATCAGTAGAAATAGCCCATTCTGCGTTTTTTCTGTATCCAGGGCGCAATTTCATTTTTGTTTTAATTAAATCATCTGCAGCAATTGCAGAGCCTGCTGTAGAAACATCGCGAGATGTTGGAACACCATCAGCAGATGCTGTAAATACGCCTAATGGCTGTTTTGTACCAGTACCATTTAAGATACCGTTTTCAAAGGCAGCAAGAACTTTTGCTACAAGTTTATTGCGGATAAGCTGTTCAATTGCAATAGCTGAACCTTTAAGCAATTTCTTAGAGATTTTAACAAGTTTTGTTAAATCTGTAGGAACAAGCTCACGCTTTCCAAATTTCCATGAAGAATCAGCTGTCATTTCTGCTTCTGGAACTTCGTCAGTCCAGTCTGCATCTGATGCATCTACTTCTTCATATGGAATACCCAAAGAGCCGGCACCTGTAACAGGAATCTTATCAACCATTCCATAGAATGTTGCTTCTTTTTCCAGGATTTCAATAACATCTTTTACAAACTTTTCTGGAGCAATAACACCATTATCTGTTGTTGTAAGAGCTGTTCTTGTTTCTTTATTTCCTGTTAAAAGGAATGAACGGAATTCAGCCATTTCATCATTACCAGCTGAACGCTGATCTGGATTTTCCTGTGCTGGAAGTTCAGAAACAAAGCCATTTAATTCTTTTTCTCTTTCTTCTGCAGCAATTTCAGCTGAAAGTTTTCTAACTTCAGCTTCTTTTTCAGAATATGATTTTTTTTCATCTTCTGTAAAATCTCTTTTTTCTGCAATCAATGTTTCATTGATTGCACGCATTTCAGCGATAAGCTGTGCGCGTCTTTCTTTTTTGTTCATGATTTTCTCCTATAATGGAATTAAAGCAAATCAAGCAAACGCTTTCTCGCTTCGTTTTCTGCTTCAATCTGTTTCTGTCGCAATTCAGATGCTTCTTTTTCTTCCTTTGCTTTTCTTAAACTCTCCAGTTCTGCCTTTGCATTATCCAATGCACCTGCACATCTAGCGGAAATAGAAGTAGCATCATAAGCTGGCCATGTAACAGCTGAAACTTCAAATATCTTTTTCATCTCCGTAATGTGTCTTACAGGATGATCAGAATCTATATCATCCCATCTATCTGCATTTACTCTGAACATAAAGCTCATGCCGGAAACATCGCCGCGTTCAACTGCAGAATAAAGATTTTTTGATTCAGTATTTTTTTCAACATCCAAATCAACACGAATATGCAAACCATCTTCTAATACCTGCATCTGCATAGTGCTGTTTTCG